ATCCAGACGTTGAAATTCAAATTGAAATTAAAGACGAAGACTTTGGGGATAATCTTGCAGAAGGAATGAGCGAGAGTGAGTTGGCTAACATTGCCGACGATCTTCTTGGGGACTTTCAATCTGACATAGATTCTAGAAAAGACTGGATGCAGACCTACGTTGACGGGATTCAACTATTAGGTTTGAAGATTGAAGAAAGGACAGAGCCTTGGCCGGGGGCTTGTGGGGTGTATCACCCTATCCTCTCTGAGGCTTTAGTCAAGTTTCAATCAGAAACAATCATGGAGACTTTTCCGGCTCAGGGTCCGGTAAAGACTCAGATCATAGGAAAGGAAACCCCAGAAAAAAAAGAAGCCGCCCAAAGGGTTCAGGCGGACATGAACTTTCAGTTGATGGAGAACATGCCTGAATACAGACCAGAACACGAAAGAATGCTGTGGGGTCTGGGCATGGCAGGTAATGCCTTTAAAAAAGTTTACTTTGATCCGAATCTTCAAAGACAAGTTTCTTTGTTTGTTCCTGCCGAAGATATTGTTGTTCCTTATGGGGCTTCAAGTCTTTTGACTTCGGAACGAGTCACTCATGTAATGAGAAAGACTAAGAACGAGCTAAAGAAGTTACAAGTTGGCGGGTTTTATCTAGATGAAGATCTGGGTGAACCTGCTGAAACTTTTGACGATGTAGAAAAAAAGATTGCAGAAAAAATGGGTTTTAGGGCCGATTCAGATGATCGGTATAAACTTCTTGAAATGCATGTGAACTATGATCTTCCGGGTTATGAGGATGAGGAAGATGGGGAGCAAACAGGCATTGGCCTTCCTTATGTGATTACGATTGAAAAGAACACTCAAACTGTTTTGTCTATTAGACGGAACTGGAATGAGAATGATCCTCTAAAACAAAAGAGAAATCACTTTGTTCACTATGGATATATCCCCGGATTTGGGTTTTATTGTTTTGGAATGATTCATCTGATTGGGGCGTTTGCCAAATCAGGTACATCATTGTTAAGACAGTTAGTTGACGCTGGGACGTTGGCTAATCTTCCGGGAGGGTTTAAGACTAAGGGTCTCAGGATTAAAGGAGACGACACGCCTATTGCTCCAGCCGAGTTTAGGGATGTAGACGTTTCCTCAGGATCAATCAAAGATAACATCATGACGCTTCCATACAAGGAGCCAAGTCAGGTGTTGGCTGCTTTGATGGATAAGATCATTGATGAAGGTAGGAGGTTTGCCAGTGCGGCGGATCTGAAGATTGCCGACATGTCCGCTCAAAGTCCTGTTGGGACGACTCTGGCTATTCTAGAGCGGACGTTAAAGATTATGACGGCGGTTCAGGCTCGAGTTCATTATTCAATGAGACAAGAGTTTAAACTTTTAAAGGAGATTATTAGGGATTACACGCCAGAAGACTATGATTATGAGCCGGAAGATGGGTCGCCTATGGCCAAAAAATCCGACTACGACATGGTCGAGGTTATCCCTGTATCTGATCCTAATGCTGCAACCATGTCCCAAAAGGTTGTTCAGTATCAGGCCGTTCTTCAATTGGCCCAACAAGCTCCACAACTTTATGATCTGGCTCAATTACATAGACAGATGCTTGAGGTTTTGGGAATTAGGAATGCAAGTAAGTTAGTTAAGATTGAAGACGATCAAAAGCCAAAGGACCCTATATCAGAGAATATGGATGTGGTTCGTATGAAACCATTGAAAGCTTTTGCATATCAGGATCATAAAGCTCACATTACTGCTCATATGTCGTTTATGCAGGATCCAATGACTGCACAGATGGTTGGGCAGAATCCTCAAGCACAACAAATTGGTGCTGCGATTCAGGCGCATATTGCAGAGCATTATGCGTTTGACTATAGGAACATGATTGAACAACAAGTTGGAGGTCCGTTGCCTCCTGCGGACTCTGAAGAGCCAATGTCTGAAGAGTTTGAATCTGCTTTGTCTAGGATGGTTGCACAAGCTGCACAACAGTTGACTCAACAACATCAAGCAGAACAGGCTCAACAACAAGCTCAACAACAGCAACAGGATCCAATTATTCAAATGCAGCAACAAGAGTTGCAGTTGAAGGGGCAGGATCTACAAAGAAAATCTCAGAAAGATCAGACTGATGCTCAACTCAAGATGCAACAACAGCAGATTGAGAAAGAAAGAATTGCCTCTCAAGAGAGGGTTGCAATGGAGCAGATTCAATCCAAAGAGGAACAGGCCGGAGTCAAGATGGGAATTGACGCATCAAGGGGGTAAAAATGGCTAATGATGTTTTAACATATCTTGAAAACAAGATACGACAAGAGATACAGATAGCAACAGATGATGTAGGGATGGGTTCATCCAAGTCATATGATGAGTATCGGTATTACTGCGGAGTAATCCGTGGGCTTTTAATTGCTGCTAACTATGTTAGCGAAACCAAAGATAGATTGGAGGAATTGGATGAGTGAAATCCTAATCGGCTCAAACCCCGATTGTCCGGATGCGTTTACGGTTCAAGCTGAAGATAAGGCATCACAATTGCCTGAGCCTTCGGGTTACCGCATTTTGTGTGCAATCCCTGAAATGGACGAGACATTTGACAACGGGATTGTTAAGGCAGACATCACTAGGCAACACGAAGAGTTGCTTACCACGGTGTTGTTTGTAGTCAAACTTGGTCCAGATTGTTACGCCGACAAGCAGCGTTTTCCAAGTGGCCCTTGGTGCAAGGTAGGTGATTTTGTGTTGGTGCGCCCTCACGCGGGAACCCGACTAAAAATTCACAATCGCGAGTTCAGGATCATCAACGATGACAGTGTTGAGGGGACGGTTGACGATCCTCGCGGCATTTCACGCAAATAGGAGTGGGTATGGAAGATAAATTGGATATCTCGGATGAGATTGAAATTGAGATTCAAGACGACACTCCTGTAGAGGATCGTGGACGAGAGAAGCTGCCTGAAGAGATCGTCAAAGAGCTAGAAGCTGACGAACTTGAGGACTACTCGGACAAAGTTAAGACTCGCATGAAACAGATGAAAAAGGTCTGGCATGACGAGCGGCGGGAGAAAGAGCAAGCTGAGAGGGAGCGTCAGGAAGCTCTTATTTTGGCTCAAAAAGTTCTTGAAGAGAACAAGCAACTAAAGGCTAAGGTTTCTGGAACTGAGACTGCTTTGGTATCAAAGTACAAAGAGTCGGCACAACGACAATTTGCTGATGCCAAGCAGGAGTACAAGGAAGCTTTTGAATCTGGTGATTCAGAAAGACTGGTAGAAGCACAACAAAAGATGTCTTCTGCCAAAGATATTTTGGATAAAACAGAAAGATATAAGCCTACCCCTGTACAAGCAGAAGAAATTGTAGTAAATAGTAGTCCAAGCAAGTTGGAATCCAAAACGGCTGCGTGGCAAGAGCGCAATCCTTGGTTTGGAACTGATAAGCTAATGACTGCTTTGGCATTGGGACTGCATGAAGAATTGATCGAAAAACACGGTCAATCTTTTAACAGTACTGATGAATACTGGCGCGAAGTTGACAAAACAATGCGTGACCGGTTTCCAGAACGGTTCAAACGGGATAACCGTACAGAAACACGGCAGACCACAGTGGTCGCCCCAGCAACTCGTAGCATGGCCCCCAAAAAAGTCACGCTAACGAAAACTCAACTTAACATTGTTAAGCGGCTTGGGGTAACGCCTGAACAGTATGCTCGTGAATTTTTGAAACTGGAGTCTTGAAATGAACCGTACACCTCGTGAAATTGAAGATCGTGAACTTTCATCCCGCCCCAAGGCATGGGCACCTCCGGAAGTTTTGCCGGAGCCGGACAAGCAACCGGGATATGCGTACCGTTGGATTCGGGTTTCGACCTTGGGCCAATCGGATCCGCGTAATGTGTCGGCCAAGTTGAGGGAAGGTTGGGAGCCGGTCATGCTTGAAGAGCAGCCCAAGTTTCGACTGTTGTCAGATCCAGCAAGTCGATTTAAGGACAACATTGAGATTGGTGGATTGTTGTTATGTAAGACGCCTCAGGAATTCGTAGATCAGCGTGATGCTTTTTACGCTAAGAAAGCGAAAGATGAGGCAGAAGCAGTTGACAGCACTTTGATGCGCCAGAGTGATCCGAGGATGCCGATGTTTAAAGAGCGGAAATCCACGACTAGCTTTGGCAAAGGTACCTAAATTTTTTATGGAGCTTTAAATGGCTTATCCTACGATTGACGCGCCCTATGGGCTAAAGCCAATCAATTTGATTGGTGGTCAGGTTTTTGCGGGATCTACCCGTGAAGTCCCGATCCAGTACGGCGAAGCTACGAGCATTTTCTATGGCGATATCGTCAAGATTGCTCAAGGTTTTGCACAACGTTTGTCGGTTTCGACTGGCGGCGGTTCTTCGTGCATGATTGGGGTCTTCCTCGGCTGTTCGTTTACCAACCCTCAGACCAAACAGAAGCAGTTTGCTCAATACTGGCCGGGCGGTACGCTGGCTGGTGATGGGGTTGCAATTGTGTGTGACGATCCTGACACCGTTTTCAAAGCGGTTGTTTGTTCGTCGGGCACGACTGTAGCTTCGGGCAGCTACGCGATGGTTGGTCAGAACTACCAGATGATTAACAACACTGGTAGCGTTAACACTGGAAACTCGGCTAACGCCCTGTTGTACTCAGCAACTCTGACTACTTCAACCTTTCCAATTCGCGTTGTTGGTGTTGTTCCTGATACGGCTTCCGCTGTTTCGGCAACGGGTAGTTCGTCTTCGACGACTATCACGCTGACAGGCTCTGGCCTGCCAAGCGCGATTGTTCAGGGTGCTGACGTATCGTATCTTGCATCGAACGGCCAAATTATTCGCACCGGTTCGTTTGTTACCTCGGGCTATGCTGCTGGTACAACGTCAATTGCGATTAACGTTGCTACCACATCGCTTGGTTTGAGTGCAACTACCATTCCTTCGAGTTCAACCATTGTGTTTACTCAGATTCCAGAAATGTTGGTGAAAATCAACTTTGGTATCCATGAGTATTACAACGCTACTGCTATTTAAGGAGTAACTTAAAATGGCTATCTCACGCGCACAGCTATTGAAAGAGCTGCTCCCCGGTTTGAACGCTCTGTTTGGTCTTGAGTACTCCCGCTACGGCGAAGAGCACAAAGAGATCTACGAAACGGAAAGCTCTGAGCGTTCCTTTGAAGAAGAGACCAAGCTGTCTGGTTTCTCTGCTGCACCTGTTAAAAACGAAGGCGCTGCCATCGCTTATGACAATGCACAGGAAGCATGGACTGCTCGCTACAACCACGAAACCATTGCACTTGGTTTTTCGCTGACGGAAGAAGCCATTGAGGACAACCTCTATGACTCTCTTTCGGCTCGTTACACCAAAGCTTTGGCTCGGGGTATGTCGTACACGAAGCAAGTTAAAGGAGCCGGTGTTCTGAACAACGGTTTTAACTCTGCTTTCACTGGCGGCGATGGAGTGGCTCTGTTTAGCACAGCCCATCCACTAGTGTCTGGTGGTACTAACAGCAACCGTCCTTCGACGGGTGTTGATCTGAATGAAACCGCTCTTGAAGCGGCAGTGATTCAGATTGCTGCTTGGACGGATGAGCGGGGTCTGCTGATCGCAGCTAAACCAAAGAAACTGGTTGTTCCACCAGCATTGATGTTCGTTGCAACTCGTCTGCTCGAGACGGAATTGCGTGTCGGTACTACCGATAACGACATCAACGCGATCAAGAACAATGGTTCGATTCCGGGTGGTTACACTATTAACCACTTCCTAACGGACACGAACGCATGGTTCCTGACGACGGATGTGCCCAACGGCATGAAGCACTTTGTTCGTACCCCAATGACTACGGGTATGGATGGAGACTTTGATACTGGCAACGTCCGGTATAAGGCCCGCGAGCGTTATTCGTTTGGTTTTTCTGACCCATTGGGTATTTTCGGTTCGCCCGGATCGACCTGATGTAAAGAAGAGGGGGCCACAAACCCCCTTTTCTTTTTTGTTTGACTGTGTTATAAAGGCACATACCTAGACCACCCGACTTGCTGACTGACTAGGCAGACTTCCCTCAAGAGACAGCAAGTTTTGATTTGAGGACTTTATTATGGGTTTCGCTACTCACCTAGGCCCATGGCTGCTTGGAACGGTTAAAGAAACCACCGGCACCACGGCAGGTACCATTCGCAATCTTGGCGCAACCATTGTTGCCCAGACTGCCACCGTCACAATGTCTGGTAATGCGCTGACTTCCAGTCCGGTTGCTCAGTCTTTGTTTACGCTTCCTGCTGGCGCTAAGATTCTTAGCTTTCAGATTGAGAAGACCGCTACTATTTCTGGTAACTCGGTATCGGCTGTCAATACCACTATTGGTACTTCTGGCACTGCAAATGCGTACATGACCACAATTGACATTGGTCTAACGACGGCGCAGACGGCCCCAACAACGATTGCCGCTGCTCTGGTTTCGTCGGCTACCAATAACATTGGTACGGTTGATATTCCGGTATACGCTACTTTCACAGCAGCCACGGGCAACCCAACGGCTGGCTCTGTGGTTATTACTTGTCAGTACCTTGTTCGTGGTACAGACGGCGTAATGTTCCCAGCATCTGCGTAAATTTGACGGGGGCTTCGGCCCCCAGTAAGGAGTCACCATGTCTGGTGGATGGACCGTTGTAGATAGCGTCAGCAACAAATCAATTCCCATTCAGGGAACCAACGTATCCGGCGCTGCTGCACCGTATACATCTCCTTCTCCGGGTAACCAAGACGCAGTTGGTAAAATGCGCGTCTCAACGCCACAAGCGTTGATTGATACCGACTTTGAATACGGCACCCAACCAACTAAATGGGAGTCTGTTGCTCTTCAGGCAAATCGTCAAAGTGTTTACTACATTCCCCAATCGCCGTTTCCTGTAACTTCGTTAGTAGGTTCTGGAAATGCTGATGGTCGAATGACGCTTACAATTCCAATTGTTTCGGTCACCAACCCAATGGCGGTTGATGACCCAATTTTTGTTCAAAATTCAAACAGCAACGGTTCCAATGGGTGGGGTTATATTGTTTCCGTTGGCGGGAGTTCTGGGTCTTGGACGGCTGTAATACAGGCTGGCGGTGGCATTAGTCCGGGTAATGCGGTAAGTACGTTTAACACTATTCCCAATTCAAACCAATACAACTCTGCGCTTACCTCAATATATAAAGGGTACTATTTTTCTGGCTGTGGAATTAAACTGACTGGTACATCTGCGTTTACAAACGCATCTAATATTATTAGTGTAACCACAACCGCTGAACATGGGTTAAATTCTGGTTCGTTGATTTATGTTAAGGGATTAACGGCTAGTACAAACCCGCCAAACGGTGCGTGGCAAGTCTATGATGTGCAAACTCCTACGACGTTTAGGTTTTACGTTCCATCCACGCAAGTTCCAACCGGCACAATTGCTAACACTGCTGGGCAGACAAACCTTTTTGCTAGACCGGCTGGTTATGTTGAGCCTCGCACGTTTGATGGTGGTGTGGCTTTTACTGCTGGTGGTGGCGTACCAAATCAACAATTGATTCGTCAGACTCGTCGGTATTTTCGATATCAATCTGGCAAAAGCATTCAGTTTTCTACAGGTACTTCATTAAAACCTGCGTTATTTGTAACGTCGATGACTGCTTCTGGTACGACAATTACGGTAACAACTAGATTTCAGCACAATCTATCTGCGACATCTCGGATTCAGGTTGCCGGGGCTGACCAAGGTCAGTACAACGGTGTTTATACCGTTGCATCTGTTACGTCTCCTACGGTGTTTACATACACTGTTGTTTCTGCTCCAGTTGTTACTACAGCGACTGGAAACTATAGAGTTTCTCCGTTTTCTTGGTATGGAGCCTCAAATAGGGTCGGACTATATGACAGTCAGAACGGTTTCTTTTTTGAGTTTGACGGGCAAACGCTATACGCGGTACTTCGTAACAGCATCAACCAAATCAACGGTACTGTTGAAGTAACAAACGGAAGTGCTTCTGTAACTGGGACAGGGACCCAGTTTTCTAATCAGCTTGCTCCAAACGACAACATTGTTATCCGAGGTCAAACATACCGCGTTGTATTCATTGCATCTGATACTTCGTTGACAATTTCTCCAGAATATCGGGGATCTACAATTGCTAATCCCGCCAGTTGTATTGTTTCAAAAATTGTTGAAACTCGCATTCCGCAGTCTGTTTGGTCTGATCCGTTAAACGGAAGCGGTGCATCAGGGTATAACCTTGATCTGACCCGGATGCAGATGTGGTTTATTGACTACTCTTGGTATGGTGCTGGGGTTGTTCGTTATGGCATTCGCACCACTAACGGGATTATTAGCTATGTTACGCAGATTGTAAATAATAACCGTCAGTTTGAAGCGTACATGCGTTCTGGAAACATGTGCGCTCGGTATGAGTCTAGTTCTGATGGTCCGTTTACGACGTTAACAGCTAACCTACTGTCTGTAAATGTAACGTCAATGTCTGTTTTGAGTTCAATTTTATTTCCCACAACGGGCACGGTAAAGATTCAAAACGCAAGTGCTGTTGAATATGTTTCTTACACCGGAAACACTAACAACGTATTGACTGGATTGACCAGAGGTGTGGCTGGTGGTGCAGCAGCGACTACATTTAATTTAACCGCAGGTGCTCCAACGGCTGTTGAGCTTGTGACGCCTGATACGACTCCTTCTTTGTCGCACTGGGGTTCGTCGGTCATCATGGATGGGCAGTTCAACGACGACAAGTCGCTGATCTTTAACTATGGTTCTCCAATCCAGATGACGACTACAACGTCGATCTCGCAAGTTACGCCAATTCTTGCAATTAGGATTGCGCCATCTGTGTCAAACGGTCAGATTGGACTTCTTGGGGCACAAGAAATCATCAACCGTATGCAGCTTCAATTGTTTGAACTGGGCATTTACGCAAATGGTCCGTTGTTGGTAAACCTTGTATTGAACGGTTATCCATCTGCGGCATTCAGCATTGCAAACTGGGTTTCTCCAACTACTCAGGGTTCTGGCGCATACACTTCATCTTTGGCACAAGTAGCATCTAATACTACTAACACAGTAACATTGTTTGGTGGCGAATCGGTTGCTGCTGCGTTTACAAACTCTAACGGTCAAACCACTTTGGATTTGACTCAAGTGCGTGACTTGGGTAACTCTATCCTTGGTGGTGGTACTGTTGCTACTGTTCCAACGTCATACGCGCAAACGTACCCGGATGGTCCAGATATTTTGTATGTGTGCGTGACGCCACTGACCTCGACTGCGATCACATTGTCTGCTCGGTTGTCTTGGAAAGAAGCACAGGCATAATCATGGCTACGACTCCAGCTTGGCAACGTAAAGAAGGCAAAAACCCTAACGGTGGTTTAAACGCCAAAGGCAGGGCTTCTGCCAAAAAGGAAGGGATGAATTTGAAGCCACCGCAGCCGGAAGGTGGATCGCGTAAGAAATCATTTTGTGCAAGAATGAGCGGTATGAAAGCCAAACTCACTTCATCCAAAACGGCTAACGACCCAGATTCGCGAATTAACAAATCTTTGCGTAAGTGGAAGTGTTAAATGGGACGCTTAAATAGGCCAGCAAAACCGGGGTATGAGTACAGATCCCCAAGCCAAACAAACGCTGAAGATTACACTCCTCATCCTTTGGAACACGGGATTCCAAGTCAACGAGCAGATCTTGGCCGTCTTGGTCGAGCCATAAATAGTAACGAAACTCCTGCTCAAGCAGTAGCTAGGCGCAATTCAGCGTTAGGAAATGTTTCACAACGAGATATGGGCATACGCGCAGGATCTCGAACAGGGGTTCGAGGTGGCGCGGCAGCATTGGCATTTGACGCTGGCAAACGCATGGGCGAATCTTTAGATGAGGCGCATCCTGAGATTGGGGATCGTTATATCAATCCAGTGATTGACAAAGTTATTGAGAAGTCGCGTAACAAAGTTGAGCTTTCTAAAGATGCTAAACGTCGCGTTAAGGAAGAAAGTGACGAGTTAGAGAAAATCCATAAGTCTGTTGATACTCGCGGTGATTTTGATTACGAGCCTACTGCTCGAGCAATGGGGATGAAAAAAGGCGGTAAAGTCACTGCTTCATCTCGCGCTGATGGATGTGCCCAACGCGGTAAAACCAGAGGTAGGTATTTGTGATGGAAGGGCAGATCTGGAACATTATTTTGACGATTGCGATTAGCGCAGTTGGGTTTATTGTGAAGAATTCGTTTGACGAGATAAAACGCATTCAAATTCTTCTTAACAGAACCCGCGAAGAGCTTCCTAAAGAGTATGTGACTAGGGCGCAGTTAGATTCGGATATCAACCGTATTTTTGATCGACTAGACAGGCTTGAAGGAAAGCTTGATAAGTTGATGGACAAACATGCCTAGTCACTCAAAGAAGCAGCATAATTTTATGGAGGCTGTAGCCCACAGCCCTGCCTTTGCTAAAAAGGTTGGCGTTCCTCAGTCCGTGGGCAAGGACTTTTCTGCGGCTGATAAAGGTCGTAACTTTGTTAAAGGTGGTGAGATGGAATCGAAAGGAATGGTTGGTAAAGAAGTGGCTTTCATGAAAAAGAAAGGCGCTCCTGCGTCCATGGTGAAGCATGAAAAAGCTGAAATGATGGGCATGAAAAAAGGTGGTATGGTCAAACAATCATCTGGCTCGGCATCTAAACGGGCTGATGGAGTTGCTTCTAAAGGCAAAACCAAAGGTACGTTTGTTAAGATGGCTGGCGGCGGGAAGTGCTGAGATGATGTCAAGCCGTGGGATGGGTGATATTAATCCATCCAAAATGCCCAAGGCAAAAGTCAAAAAACGTCGGGATGATACCGACTTTGAGGCTTTTGCTAAGGGCGGGAGTGTAAACGAAGCTGGTAATTATACAAAACCCAGTCTTCGTAAGCGGATTGTGTCTCAAGTAAAGGCTGCGGCGACTCAAGGTACGGGTGCAGGACAGTGGTCTGCTCGTAAAGCACAGCTTGTTGCCAAGAAATACAAAGCGGCTGGTGGAGGTTATCGTGATTAAAGGTCATTCTGAAGATTGTGCTCTAAATGAAGATGGGCCATGCACTTGTGGCACATATGAAGAGTTAGAGGATTTGGCCCGTGAAGAAGCGGGAGAAGACGGCAAAGACTTTGAATGAAAGATCCCCAGCAGTCTCTTAAAGATTGGGGCGACCAGAAATGGCGTACCAAATCTGGAAAACCGTCAAGCAAGACGGGTGAAAGGTACTTGCCTAGTGCGGCGATTGATAGTCTTAGCTCCGCAGAATATGCGGC